CTGGATCGCCAAAAACAATGCTCTGAATCGAATTGCTCGGCGACAACATCTGCATGCCGGTGCTGGCATTGTCTTCGAGAAGCAGTTGATAGACGGGATTGGCAGTCGCGCCAGATGAACCTTTGTACCCGACAATGCTATTAACGGACGCCGCGGACGCGTTGAATCGTGCGCTGGTAAAGCCGACCGTTGCAGTATTGGTGCCGGATGCAAGATTGGACGCTGACAACGTCCCCGTCAGTAAAGTCAGGTCGCCGTTGCTGTTCAGCGTCATGCGGTCTGCACCAGCGACCTTCCATGTCAGAGTGTCGGTTGCGTGGAAATAGCGGATCATGCCCACGTCATTGTCCCCCGGGTCTCCGAATACGAGCGCGCCGATAAAATTGCTCGGAGTTAGGATGCTAATTCCAACTGATGCGTCATCCTCCAATTTGATGGCCGAATAAGTGTCATTGGCGGTTGCCCCCGACGCTCCCCTGGATGCAACGAGCCGCGCACCCACACCAGACGGTGAGTCACGGTTCGTGACCATCAACAGATGACCGGTGGACACCGTATCCCCTTTCAAATCCAGATGATTGGTGACTGTGGCGCGGTCTGCGTGCAACGCGCCGTCAAGGAGCAAAAAGGTATTGGACCCCGCACCCTGCAACGACACCGCGTCAGTGTCCACCAAGGGCCCAAGCCCATCCATTGCTTGGTTCATCGTCGCAGGAACTACGTTGCTCAATGTCGCCGCGTAGGAAAATATGTTGGTCAGGCCGGCAGCGTATTCCTCAATAAAATAGTGCACCAGCAGAATGTACAACTGGCCGGGATTGGCATTGATTGCATCGAGGATATTGGTGTGCCAGGCCGCGTTGGTCAATTGGGCGCTATCCATTACAAACAGCTCCTGGAAGTCGAACGGTGGAGAATTGTAGCCCGTCCAATCTGAGACCTTTCGGGCTGAGCGGAAGAATGAACGCGACAGTTGCTTAATTTCATCGTTGAACGACCCGTAGGGATAGGCATGGTTGTCCGCCTCAAAACCCAAACCGCGTAATGTGGTCTGGTCCAGATAGAACTCGTTGGACACCTGCCCCCACGTCAAATTTGTGAGGAAAGGATGGCTGTAGGAATGGCTACCTACCTCCCAACCAAGCGCGTGCAAATTGCTGATGCAGGCGAGACGCTCCGGATAAATCGTCACGAGGTTGCTCGCATTCACAAACACGGTGACGGGCCATCCATTTGGTACAATGGCATTGCTCCATGCGTTGTAATTCGCCTCGCTCTGATTGTCATCCATCGTCAATACGAGGTACGATTTCGCGGGGCGATGACTGAACGATAGTCCACGGAAGATGGGTGAAGAGTCTTGTCGAGCCACATAACGACTGAGGCGCGCGTCGTCCAGGGTGCCGGTCAATTGGCCGGCAGGCAAGGCCGTCAATCCTGCCCCGCTGCCATTAGTCGCCAACTTCGACGCAATCTGCGGAGCGAGTGCCTCGTTCAACCCGTTGGTCGCATTCTGCGCCGCCCCTGACGCATCGAAGTCTTCCACTGCCTCCCAGGCCGCCGAGCCCAGCCCGTTCGTGGTCTTCGCCGCCTCCGCCGCCGCGAGCGCGTTCACGACGTTGGTGTTGATGTGAATGGCAACCCTTCGGGTTGTGGTGTTGGTTTCAGTTACAGTGCCGCCACCGGCAGCCACGCCCGCAACGAACGACGGATTCGCGTTGGTGGTGATGATATTTCTGGTGATAGGTTGAGCCGTGAGCACGGTTGCGCAGGCCACCATGCCGGAAACCAGTGGAATAAAGTTGAGTTTCATGTTCATTACTGGATAAGCGGAACCCAGCCCACATTTCCAGAGCCGGCAGTCTTGATCCAAAGCTCGACAGGGTCGGCGCCGACATCTGCGTAGGTTGTCCCCGGCTCGGCGACTTCAGCGCCCTCTGGCGACCCGATTCCATAAAGGCCAGAGCCGCCGCCGGTGCTTGGGTTGCTCGGCAGCGGGTCCACAGCGGTCAAGCCCACTCCGCAGATGTAGCTTTCAAACACGTCTTTCGCCATGCGACATTATCGTTGCGAACTGCCAACGATTCCATTGGAAGTCGTCGGCTTATCTGACCGCCAGAATCAAGGTCGGTCTGGGCCAACTATGGCGCGTGCAGGCGGGGTGGCCACCGGAGGGTAAAACTGCTGGTTGAACTGCTGGTTGAACTGCTGGTTGACCACCTGCGCCTTCTTGCGCCGGTTCACCTCTCCGCTTTCCTTGTCTGACACGACGGTCACGCACTCCCCAAGCCGCGACAGCCCGGCGGCCAGTTGTCCGGCGACCCCGGCGGCTTTGATGCGCAGTTCCGCGTCCTGCGTCTTGTCCCGCGCCAGCTTGCCCATAGCCCGCTGCACCATCTCCAGATCGTGGATTGAGTTGAGCAGGTAGATCAGCGTCGTCCCGCTGACCGTGAGGCGGTCCATGAGCCGCGCCTTCCTGCCATTGATCTGCCGCCGCGTCTCGCACAACTTCTCGCGGACCTCGGGCATCAGTGAGAGCTTCTTCAGGCGCTCGGACTGCTCCTGAATCTCCAGTTCCTCGATCTTGTCGTTGACCAACTCAATCGCTGAAGCGTCGGGCGGAGTCGGGCCATCCGTAGTCGCGTTGGTCGGTGTGTTCTCGATACCAGCAGTCTGCATAAATGATGCTCGCCTTGAAGGTCATGCTACAGTAGCAGCCCAGATTGCGCAACGCACGCACAAGGGGGCTGCCACAGGTCCCGAGCGGCGCATAGTAGAGCGGGCACTTGCGGCATGCACGCATCCGCCGGAAGTACACCCAATGTGGAGAGCGGTCAGCCGGTCCGGAGTACTCCCGCCAGAGCGATAGCGCGTCCACCACCCTCCAGAATGACGCCCGGGGCGTGGACAGGCTGGCCGCGGCAGCCACCACCAGCGCGGCGGAGAGCTTCAGCCGTCGTGGCAGCGTCTTACGCCGGAACCGAAACCAAACCGTCTGGAGCGGCATCGCGGCGGTTCTGACGGAGGATGGTGATGGCAGCCTGTTCGATTTCATCGTAGCACTCAGAGGCGACCGGATAGGATGCGCAGTCAAAGACATGCTTGTGTGAGCTTTGCTTTTGGATCGTGGCGAATTCACCAACGCCCCGCTTGATCGTTTTGTTCATCACGATCATCTGCGGGCATCGGTCGGCGGAGAAGTAAAGCCTGTTCTCGAACAACAGCCGTTTCCACAGGTCCACCCGCTGGCGCACCGACCCTGGCCCACGGTCGGCAGCGGTAAGGGTAATTTCCCCTCCGCTGGCGGTGTGGATCAACTGGTAGTAGTAGCGGTTGCCGCGTGGCTCCTTCATGTCGAACACGCTGCGGTCGCTCCAGTGTCGCCACAGGTATTTGCGACCCATGCGTTCCTCCCACCAACGCATGCGCTCCATGAACCGCTCGGTGAACTCCTCAATCGTGTGCTCCACCCCCACCACGACCAACTCGTCCAGAAACTTGAAGCCCACCACGGCCCGGCCTTGTTCATTGGTGATCTGGATTTTCTCAAGAATGCACGCGCCGCTGTTGGCGCTGTTGCCCGGGTCCCAGCCGGCTATCAGTTCAATCGTGGACGCCTCTGGCACGAGAATGAGCGGATCGGGATTACCCGGCGTCTCAACCTCGCCCAGCACGTGGACACCCTCGCGGAACACGTTGGCGAACAGCGCGCCTTCCGTCGCCTTGACCCACATCCCGCGGATGTACCGGTTGTATAGGTCAATGTCGTGGGCATACCGCGCCACAAGCTCATCAATGCGTTCCTGCGTCGCGAAGATGTTGTCCTCAATGGTGAACTCAAGAAGTCCCAACGCGTTGCGCAGCGACAGAAACGTGCGTTCCGGCAGCGTCGGCAGGCCGCGGTCGGTGCTGTGTTTGACATACTCATGGTACTCCATCTGGCGCATCAAATACCAGACATGGTAAATCCACGAGTCCTCGCCTTCATCCGATGGATTGGTGTCGGCCAAGAACAGGTGTTGATCGTCCCGCAGGTGCAGCATGCGCAGGGACTCGGACCAAATGTCAAAGGTCTTGCGGTTCCTGAAGTTCGACAACTCCGGGACGTACATCATGGAGTATCGCTTCGCCTTAAACCGCTGTTCCACCTCAGCCTCGATCTTGAGGGACTCAAGGGATATGCGGCTGTGCGTGCCAAACCTGTTCGTGACAGCGCAGTAGGGCTTCTTGCTCACCGACGCGATGCGCGGGCGTCTGGCCCACTCCATGCACTGCTCGCCCATTCCCTCTCGCTGGGCGGCCATGTACTGTGGAATGACGGTATTGACGAGGTCTTCCCACACGCCGCTTTCCATGCCGGCGCTCTGGCTGACCGCCACGATGACAATGTTGGCCCTGTCGGTGTTCCACGCATGGTCGCACAAGCAAACAAGTGCTCCGCATGTTTTTGTGCTCAGACGCGGCCCACTGAGCAGCACAAACTTCTTCTTCCGGCACAGTTCAAGAGCCTCGTGTTGTTTGGGGGAGATTCTGAGAGGAGGATCTTGCGCCGCCTGTGGCTCTGGTTCACTTGTCATGTTTTCGGTTGCAATCCGTTGTGGTGTGAACGTATTGTGACCACAGCATATAGCGCAGGGACCACTTGCGCCAGAAGAACTATGAAAAACGGCGTGTTGGCATCAGAGGCGTCCGGAATGGGTCAAGAACCCGGAGCCGCAGACAATCGGCTCTCCCTCAGTTTGGAGGACTTCCCGCAGATTTCAAAATGGAAGGACGGCACCACCTACAGCCTTTCTGATCTGGGCGACGTGCAACTCACCCAGATCAGCCCGGGTGAATTCGAGGTGTCTATAGCCAGCCCAACTGGCGGCGAAGGCGCGGATGATAAAGGTGAAGCTGAGCCCGAAATGAAAGGCCCGGCCTACCGGAATCCGGCTGTTCGCAAGATGGCTCAGGAGGTTTAAGTGGCCGTTGACATCCGGTTCCTGAAGTCCAAGGGGATCTCGTCCGGAGAGTACAAGCGCCTGTTCGCCGATCCGGACAAATACCCGCTTATTCGCAAACTGGTGGACACACTCGCCGACCGCATCCGTGACGGTCGGGAGATGAATCTGAAGGAGTACCGGACCTACTGGGCCATTGACCAAGCGCACGACACGCCATTTGCCCAGACGACGCCAACGCTGGTTCAGTCGCTCCTGTCGCGCAATTTGACCGCGGCGCAGATGGAGCAGGAGTTGAAGAACTGGGGGTTGTCGGAGAACGACCTGTTTCTGCGGGTGGACGTGCCGGGCGGCGTCAAGCTGGTGCTTAACCCGCCGGTGTTTTACCAGATAATGATTCCTGTGGTGCGCGCGTATCACACGGCCCGCACTGCCACGATCTACAACGAACGCGACCGGTCGCCGCTGTTTCCGCTGACGCCGCTGAAGCAGACAGACGAGAACCGCGTCTTGTGCGACATCTGGACCGACATTCTTGACACGATCTCCAACTGGTACGGCTATCCAGTGTATCTGAAACAGGCCATCCAGCAGACGCTCAAGTATGGAGTGTGTCTCGCATTCCCGATGGAGGAATGGCACTGCGAGAAGCAGGTGATTGACGGAGAGACGGTGGTGCAGAAGGAGGGGTTGCGGTACATTATGCCCCACCCGACGCGCATGCGGTGGGACTTGTATCATCCAGCCCCTACGCTCAACACCGACACGGGTTGCGAGTACGCGTTCCATTGGGCCGTGATGCGCTACGGCGACATCATGGACAATCGGATGTACTGGAACCGCAAGTCCATCCCGCACAGCAGCCGTGACTGGCTAAGCCCGGACGTGTCGGCCAACTACTTCCGCGAGGTATATCCGTGCAACCTGAAGCTACCGGTGGTTGCGCCTGGGGGTCTGCGCCGAGAGGAGAAAGCCGCCTACTACTCCAGCACCAACCGCGACGACGCCGTCTTTATCACGACGATGTTCTGGAAACTGGTGCCGAAGGACTGGGGGCTGGGGGACTACAAGTATCCTGTCTGGCACCGGTTCGACATCGCCAACGACGACACCGTTATCTGGGCCGCCCCGTGTGCTTACGCTCCGGTGTGGTTCATGGGCTACGACTGGGACAGCGCCGCCGGGCAGCCGTCCAGCCTGTCCCTTGAGACAATTCCGTGGCAGGACCACCTAGGCAACATCCTTTCGCAGATGATCCTGACAGCGAAACAGAACCTCGCCAACGTCATCTACTACGACACAAACCTCGTCAACAAGACGGACGTGGAGAACCTGCGCAACTTGGGCGAGCAGAAGTATCGGACCCTCAACTTCATTCCGTTCGATTCCGTCAAGTTGACGCGCACTGGGTTGGATCAACGGGCCGCGTTTCACCGAATTGACTTGGGAAACCGATCCATCGTTGAGTTGCAATCCATGCTGTCCACGGCACTGAACATCATGGAGCGCGTGCTTCAGTTCACCGCCCAAGAAGTGGGCGCCGCCGCGAGCCACTATCAGAGCGCCCGCGAGATCGGCATGACCGCCGCCAGTAGCAACCAGCGTCGGGCCTACACTGCCAGCGGGATTGACGAGGGCATTGACGCATGGAAGCGGCAGCTTGTGGATGGCTCCACGTCGTACATGAACAACGACGTGGTCGCGCAGGTGTCCACGGAAATCCCCAACTGGGAGGAGCATGTGAAGAAGCTGGGCTTCACTGTCAAATCCGTGGGCCGGCGCAACCGGAAGGCGATAGTCGCTGGCAGCAAGGCGGGCATCCGCCTTGAGGAGTTCGCACGCAGCAACGTGGGCCCGGTCGAGTCCGCAGACCCAGCCATTGCGAACATCATCTTCCAAACTATCAGCGTCATCGCAGCCCGGCCAGAGGTGCTGCAACAGGTGGGCACTGAACGTGTCGTCAAGCTGTTGGAGAAGGGGGCAAAACTTGCCGGCGCTCCGGCAGATTTCGACATCACATCAGCACAGCCGGGCCAAGCGCCGGATGCCATCCTGCAACAGATCGCGCCCATTCTACAGCAGTTGCAGCAGTCCATCGTCAACGACGTTGCCAAGCCGCTCGCCGATGCCACCAAGCGCAACCAAGAGGAGATAAGCAAGGTGGCCGAGATGGTGTCCAAACTTGAGGCGGTGGTTGCCGCGGCCACGCAACCGCCACCTGAGCCGGCGCAAATGCCGCAAATTCCAGTCGGTTTGGTGCCACAGGCGGCACTGCCGGTAGTGTGACAAACGCTTGCCAACCCCAAGCAGGTGTGGTCTAGTGGCCCACAGACATGGGCAAAGAGAGCGCAGAGATGTTTCAACTGGAGGCCGAGCCGGTTTCGATGGAATTGGAGAAAGCGTTCTACGAATGGTTGGCGAAACCGGAGGCCCGCGTCCTGCGCACCGCACTGGCCGCACACTGTCGGCTGGCCGAACAGGAGGCGCTGACCCAAGCCCACGCCTCTCAAGACACCCCCAACAGCGAACTGATGTCCACCGAGGCAATGCGCCGGGCATGCGACTTGGGCCGCTGTCTTGCGTTGCTGGACCGTTTTGCTGAACGAGAACTGAAACCTATCACCCTCAAACTCAAGCGCTGAACCATGCCACTGCCCACCGAAGAACCAACCAACGCAACTCCTCCCCAAGAAAAGGCGCCCGATCTCGCGCCGGCTATTGCCTTTGCATCACGGTATCTGGGAGAGGTCAAGCCTGAGAAGCCGCCCAAG